GCTGGAAAGCCACCAAAAGTCGCCCTTACTGCGCTCATGCGAAAGCTGATTGAACTCGCCAACGCCCTCATCAAAGCAAACCGAAATTGGGTGAAAAAAGCGACTTGATCAAGACGGATACTCTGATGGGGTGATTATCGTAGTCAATTCAGTGCAATAATATTGCTTTTAGGTCCCTTGGCGCGGTCGGTGGCATCCACCCAGCCACCGTCTTGCCAGAGATAAAGGTGGCACAGCTGGCAGGTCGGATGTGGCAGGATTTGCGGCGCGCGCGGTGGATCAAAACAGTCGAGGGCGTCTGCCCGGACTTGCCGGATTTCTTTGGCGGCGAGGATGTCCTCGGGCGTCCAGCGCGCCAGTGCAGGCAGCATGTGGCTGGGGTAGCCATCATAATGGCAATAAACATGGGCCCAAGCGTCGGGACCGATTTGGATAGCAATTTGCGCGCGGGTGCTCATGGTCATTCCCCTCAGATCAGGTGCAAGCTGGCCAGCACCGCGCTGGCGGCAGCAAGCTGGGTGGTCGGCAGCTCAATCTTGAGATGCGAGATCACGTCCGAGGCTTCGGCGATGATCCCGTCTTCGCGCAGCGCGGCCTCTATGGCCTCGGCGACGGCGTTCGGATGCGAGCGGTCGAAGGGTGCGGGAAGCGCTGCGTGGTCTATGCGGATGGTTGTAATTGCGGTCATGATCTGGTCTCCGATCCGGGGTGATTTCCTGATCCCAGAATCGCTCCATCGCAGGGTGTAATCAACTCATTTCAAAGCAATATCATTGCTTTATGAAGGATACGGGGTTCGAGATGCAGGGCATGAGCGAGCGCCAATACGCGGCCCATGTCGGCCTGTCGCGGGGCGCGATCCAGAAGGCCAAGGAGACCGGGCGGCTGGTTCTGCATGCCGATGGCTCGATTGATGCAGCAGCCTCTGACCTGCACCGCGCCGCGATGACGGATCCGGCAAAGCAGCGTGGCAAAACATCTCCCGCCCTGCCACCCGCACCCAAGCTAAAGCCGGTCCCCGACACTGCGGTATCGGCGGTTGGTGACACCCTGCGCGAGAACGGTCTGGTGCCACCAGTCACAGGCGGCGGCACGACATTCCTGCAGGCCAAGACCGCCAACGAGGTGCTGAAGGCGCAGGAGCGCAAGCTGAAGCTGGCCAAACTAAAGGGTGAGCTGATCGACCGCGACCGCGCGGTGGGGCTGGTGTTCCGGCTGGCCCGTGAGGAGCGCGACGCATGGGTGACCTGGCCCGCGCGCGCAGCGGCGCTGATGGCGTCAGAATTGGGGGTGATGATTGCGGATCAGGGAAGTCTTGAGCCCGTCATGATGCAGAAGGTGCTGGAAGCCTATGTCCGTGCCCAACTCGACAGCCTCGCCGAGGTCCGCATCGACCTTCGTTGAGACAGAACCCTTCGATGGTTCTGATCAACTGCTGCGCAGCTGGGGCCGGGGCCTCCAACCCGATGCCGATCTGACGGTGTCGGAGTGGGCCGATGCGCACCGGATGCTGGGATCACGTGCCAGCGCTGAGCCAGGACGCTACCGCACGGCGCGTACGCCTTATATGCGCGAGATCATGGATGCGCTGTCGCCGAGTTCTGCCGTCCAGCGCATTGTGTTCATGAAGGCGGCACAGGTTGGTGCGACCGAAGCTGGGAACAACTGGATCGGCTTTGCGATCCACCATGCGCCGGGGCCAATGCTGGCGGTGCAGCCAACCGTGGAGCTCGCGAAACGCAATTCGCGCCAGCGGATCGATCCGCTGATCGAAGAAAGCGTGGCGCTGCGCGAACTGGTTAAACCAGCGCGCTCGCGGGATGCGGGCAACACCATGCTGTCCAAGGAATTCGCGGGCGGCATCCTGATCATGACCGGGGCAAACTCGGCGGTCGGGCTGCGCTCCACGCCAGCGCGCTACATTTTCCTAGATGAGGTCGACGCCTATCCGGCTTCGGCCGACGAGGAAGGTGATCCAGTCAGCTTAGCCGAGGCGCGGTCACTGACCTTCGCCCACCGGCGCAAGATCTTCCTGGTCTCGACACCGACAATCCGGGGGCTGAGCCGGATCGAACGGGAATATGAGGCCAGCGATCAGCGCCGGTTCTTCGTGCCATGCCCGCATTGCAGCCAGTTCCAATGGCTGAAGTTTGAGCGGCTGCGCTGGGAAAAGGGGCGACCCGAGGCGGCGGCATACCATTGCGAGGGCTGCGATCGCGCCATCGCGGAACATCACAAGACGGCACTGTTGGAAGCGGGCGAATGGCGGGCAACTGCTGTCGCCGCCGATCCCGGCACCGTCGGCTATCACCTGTCGGCGCTTTATTCGCCGATCGGCTGGCTCAGCTGGGAGCGGATCGTGCGGGCATGGGAGGCAGCGCAAGGCTCGGATGAAGCAATCCGGGCGTTCAAGAACACCATTCTTGGCGAAACATGGGTGGAAACAGGCGAAGCGCCGGATTGGTCGCGGCTCTATGATCGCCGTGAGGCGTGGAAGCCGGGCATTGTGCCTGCAGGCGGGCTGTTCCTGACCGCCGGGGCCGATGTGCAGAAAGACCGGATCGAGGTCGACGTCTGGGCCTGGGGCCGGGGCGGAACAAGCTGGCTGGTCGACCACATCGTGATCGAGGGTGGTCCGGACCATCAGGGCGCGTGGTCGGAGCTGACAAAGCTACTGGACCGGACGTGGATCCATCAAAACGGCGCGCAACTGCGGCTGGCCAAGCTCGCCATCGACACCGGCTATGAGGCTCCGGCCGTTTATGGCTGGTCGCGGCGGCAGGGCGTGGCGCAGGTCGCACCGGTTAAAGGCGTCGAGGGGTTCAACCGTTCCAGCCCGGTTTCGGGGCCGACCTATGTCGATGTGACCGACGCGGGCAAACGCCTACGCCGCGGCGCGCGGCTCTGGACGGTGGCTGTCTCCACCTTCAAGGCGGAAACCTATCGCCATCTCGGTCTGCCGCGCCCGACGAAGGAGGAACTGGCCGAGGGGGCAACGCATCCGCCCGGCACGGTGCATCTGCCCGACTGGGTAGAAAGCGAATGGCTGAAGCAGCTGGTGGCCGAGGAACTGGTCACCGTGCGCACCAAACGCGGCTTCGCCCGGCTCGAATGGCAAAAGCTGCGCGAACGCAACGAGGCACTGGATTGCCGGGTCTACGCCCGCGCCGCTGCCTGGATCATCGGGGCTGATCGATGGTCAGAGGCGCGTTGGGTCGATCTTGAGGCGCAGGTGGCCGGGGACACCAACGGTGACGGGTCACAAGACAAAGCCGCAGCAGGATCTATTCGTGCCGTGCGCAGTCCGGCGCGGCGGCGCTCGATGCCATCCAGTTACATGAGGTAAACATGCCGACAATCACTGACCTTAAAACCCGCCGTGAGGCACTGGAGGCACAGCGTTCCTCGGGCGTGGCACGGGTGAGTTACGACGGCAAGACCGTCGATTACCGCAGCATCGCCGAAATCGACCGAGCCATCGAGGTACTGGACCGCGAGATCGCAGCGGCCGAGGGGCGCAAGATTATCCGCCAAGTGCGTGTGATCACCAGCAAAGGGCTGTAACGCATGGGCTGGCTTGATGGCTTTCGCCGTCGGGAAACCGGCGGCCCAAAAGACGTGCGTGCGCGACTGGAAGGGGCAATGTCGCAGCGGCGCTTGCGGGGCTGGCAACCGCCCTTGGAGAATATCAACTCGCTGGTCGCCTCGGGCGGCCCGCGTCTTTTGGCGCGGTCGCGTGAGTTGGTGGTGACCAATGGCTATGCGGCAAATGCCTGTGAGGCCTTTGCGTCGAATTTGGTGGGCGACGGGATAAAGCCGTCGTCGCTGATTGAAGACCCGGCGCTGCGCGATCAGGTGCAACGGCTCTGGCTTGCCTGGACCGATGAGGCGGATGCTGACGGTCTGACCGACTTCTACGGGTTGCAAGCGATGGTGGCGCGCGAGATGTTCGTTGCAGGCGAATGCTTTGTGCGCCTGCGCCCGCGACGGTCCGAGGACGGCCTGCTGGTGCCGATCCAGCTGCAGCTATTGCAGTCTGAAATGCTTCCCTTCGAGAAGACTGAGACCGCAGCCAATGGCAACCCAATCCGTTGCGGGATTGAGTTTGACCTGATCGGACGGCGTGTGGCGTATCACTTCCGGCGCCGTCACCCCGGCGACAGCACAGACCAGACCCTGCCAGTGCCGCTGACGACCCGCGTTCCAGCCGAGGACGTACTGCACATCTACCGCCCCATTGATGCTGGCCAAATCCGGGGGTTGCCGCATATGGCGCCTGCCATGGTGCGGCTGTTTTTGCTCGACCAATATGATGACGCCGAACTGGACCGCAAGAAAACGGCTGCGATGTTCGCGGGCTTCATCACCAAGACAGCACCAGAAGAGCAGCTGATGGGCGAGATTGAGGCGACCGATGACAGCGGCGCTACGGTCAGTCTGGAGCCCGGCACGCTGCAGGTGCTGCTTCCGGGGGAGGATGTGAAATTCTCCAGCCCTGCCGATGTTGGCGGCGGCTATGAGGCGTTTCAATACCGGACACTGCTATCGGCCCTCCGTGCCAATAATCGTGAGACAATCGACTGGCTGAAGTTTACACTTGAGGGCGCAGGAGAACGAACAGATGGTCATG